TATTAACTTCTCTAGGCATCTTCATCATCTCCTTGGGTTTCTAACAAGTCTTTTAACTTGTATATAATTTCTTCTACTGTATTCAAATCTTGTTCGATTTCAGTATCTACTTCTATTTCTATTTTAATTTTCATCGTATTATGTCGATCTTATCCATCGACTCTTTGTTCCAGACTTCCAGTTCTGTACGAACCTTGTTCTCTGCAATCATTTTATTATATCGTTTAGTTGCAAGTTTCTTCCACCATGCAACCACCCCTTCGAGCTCGAACCTGTCAAAGTTCTCTGCTTTAATTAGTTTATCAGTTTTGCCCAATAACACATCCTGTACATTTTCGAACCCGTAGTTTCCCATGTAGAATCTTTTCTGGGTTGTAACCTGTCCTGCCTTTGCCATCTGGTCTGAGAACAACTCATACGCCTTTGTATCATGTATCTTTAGACTTGATTTGACAATACCAAGCATTTTTGTCTGAATTTTCATCTTGCGACTAGAAGCACCTTTGTGAATGAGGTCTTCACCACCATTCTTTTCAGTAAACCAATCACGCAATTCAAAATAGAGTTCTTCACCTAGTGTCAATAGAAACTTAGATTCTGTGTTACCTTTGTATCTAAGGAATGGACGCATTCCATCGTACATCGAAGCGCCACCATTGTCAGTTTTAATCGAGCCGTAAAGCGAGGTGGTTTCAAACAGCCCGAACTCTGTATCATACTTTTCATTTAACATTCTACGAACAGCATGTGAATTACAAATACCAGCAAGAAGTTTACCACCAAGATAGTTATAACCAAATGGTTGGGTTGCTACGATTACCATACCCATAATTGCATGTTTGTTGAAGATGGTTAAGTCTGGCACACCACCCAAGTAATCATTACGAGGCTTGGAATTAATTAAGGGAGAACCCAAACGAATGAAACCAACTATAGTATTAGTAGTTGTTTCCTTAACAATCAACTTAACATTCTTGCCTGGGCTATCGTCTGGACTAAATGATGCAACCTTTTCTAACATAGTGTCCCATGTTTTGTTTGGAATAGTTGATACAGCAAAGTTCATATCTTCTGGATGCATATCAAAAGATTGAAAGAAATCGTCCTCTAGTCCCATGCCAGGCAATGACTGAGGAATATCTTTTACACGTTCAATCTTGCGGGCACGAAAGTAATCGTCAATTCGATTAAAGTCTTTGAAGTAATTCATCAACTTTGTAGCGGCCCATATAGCATCATCTCGTTCTAATATCATCCAAAAAAGTCCTCAAGTGTAGTCTGTGTACCATAAGATCGGTCAATATTCCAACCAATCTGGTTCATAATAAAAGTCAAAGGTTCAACAAATGCCTTTTCATACTGTCTATCATAATCTATATAGCGGTGAATGTCAAGTTCTTTTGGTAATTTAGTTATAAAAGATATGACATTTGATGACATAGGATTAGGAGTTCTCAAGTGAATGAACTTAATTTTCTCTCCGCCTTTGATAAGAGGATACTTGTGTGTGAGTTTATTCTTCTTAGTGAAGTGATTGTACAGCAATGCACCACGACAGTGCATAGGAACACCCTTCAGAAAGATACTGGAACTACTACTCCACTTATCAAGTCCATTAACAGAACGAGGGAATGAAATGTCTTCTACTGGCAACTTCAAAAACTCTTCTCTGAAGTCAATGATGAAATCGTTCACATCTTGTTCTGTACCAGACATGATAATCTTTAGACACTCTTTAAGTTTACTACGACAAGGTGCTGGTGTTGATGACTTGACAGCCTCAATGCCCATGATCTTGAGTTTAGGTTCTTGGTAGCGTACACCTTCCATGTCCCATACGTTTAATATGTACCGCTTCTTTGCAGTCCAGATACCTTTGTCTGCAATCGCCTCACGACCCATCTCCATCTTTTGTTCGAATGCGTTTACATACGAAGCAAGGTCTTGATAACTATTATCAATAAAAGGTTCGATTTTCTCCTTAGCAATCTTATCAAGGAAGTCCACGACCCTGAGTCGATATGAATCCTCCGACTCAGCATCTCTCTTCGTAAGCACTTTATTAACAAGTTCATCAAACCTAATGTACACCGAATCTGTATCTGATGCAATAACATAATCCACCTCTTTGCTTTTCAGCAGTTTATTCAAGTAACCATTCAATGCCTTTTCAATCCATCGAATAGATAGTTGTCCAGAAGTTGTAATACCTTCTGCAATCTTTAAATCGTAATACCTAAACCATTCATTACCAATCGCACCATAAGCAGAGTTCAAGGAAATCTTTCGTGCCATTTGTATGTTCTGATAACGAGACACATCGTTTAAGTACTTAGGGTCTTTCGTATCCTCATATTGTTGTTGAGCAATCAACATCTTTTTCTTGTAGATGGTACGATCATTGTACATTTCTTGCATCATCTTAGGTAAGAACCCTTGCTTCTTTGTTCTGAACAATGCGCCATTCGGTGTCCGAGCAACTTGTGCGGATGGTAACATAGACAAGTCTATCTTTTTCTCCAACATCTCATTAACAGTATTGTCATTGTAGGGCATAGTCTGAGGTAACAACATCTCTGGTGAAATATTGTATTGCATAATCAAGTGAGGATACAAGGAGTTCAAGTCAAAAGACATTACCCACTTGTGTTGCCCAACCTGTGGATCTTTAACATATGCACCGACATACTTTTCACTCTTGAACTCATTACTTTTTTTAGTTGGGATAACAATCTTCTGTCTAAGAAGGTGATTGTAAATCAACACATCCCAATACTTAACAGATGTAAATGCGTCAGACATATTAACCTTAGCTTCATACGTCATAGTAAGAATCAAGTCAATCAGTTTCATTTTAGAGTCTAGTCTATCAACTAATTCAACGTCCATAATGTTGTAATCAATAAAAGACTGATAGTCTTTCTGATACCAATCACTGAATGTATCGTAGGGGTTTTCATCCTTACGTTGTCCAAGTTCAACATGAGCAATATGGTCTAGACGATACGACTCTTGGTTTGTGTATGTAAATTTCCTGTACAGTTGAAGGTAGTCAAGGTTATTGACACCCATAATTTCAAACATTTCTGTCTTCTTACCAAACCCACTAGTTACCATGCGTGATTGCACAACACCCCAAGGAGAAAGACGTTTAACAGCCTCTTCACCTAACTGGGAAGTTATTCGGTTGCAGATGTAGGGAATGTCGAAGAATTCAGTGTTCCAACCAGTAATGATATCAGGATGATCTGCATCCCACCATCCAAGGAACCTAGCAAGAAGGTCACGTTCAGTAGGACAATGGATGTAATCTACATCATCTCTACTGTTCTCATAGGGGCGCATACCCCATACAATAAACTTCCCTGCGTTATGGTCTTTGACAGTGATAGACAACATAGGTTCTACTGCTTGATCTGCATGAGGGAATCCATTCTCACATTCCACCTCAATATCTATCGTAACGATCTTCAGTTGTTTTGAATCAAATTCAATCTGTCTTGGATACTTTTCAGATAGGTATGTGTAAGGAAACAGGTTCATACCAAACACAAGATGTGGTTGGGACTGATACTGTTCAATAAAAGACTTCGCTTCCTTAATAGAAAGAAACTTCATTGGATTGACGTTTTTGTCATCCAAGGTTTTCCAACCCGTTTCTTTCTGCACAGGAACGTAGAGAGTGGGCTCGTACTTTACTTTAAAGTTAGTACGGACACCATTCTCTACGGCACGAACAAGAAGTTGGTTGCCCCACTGGGCAACGTGTGTATAAAAGTTCAAATGTATTACCTCAATCAATTAAGATCATTATATAGTATTTTGGGGTAAAAGTCAAGAGAAAAATGTAAATTGTTTATATTAAATCTACACTTCCCTCTTCTTTCCTATGTTATACTTTGTTTCTAAATCCCACTCATTCTTTTCCTTAAAGGAAATGACTTTGATTTGTGACAATGGTGCTTTTGGTTCTGCTTCACCAATTATTTCAACTAATCCCCAATCGCTTAAAAGAACTGATATTGAGTTCCTTCGTGCCACATCATTCTCAGTGATGTTTGTTTCCTTACCATCAAGGGCAAACAACTCTTTAAAATGTACAATGTAATACCTACCTTGTTTGTGTAGGATATGACATGATTGGTATAACTTCCTCTCTTTACGAGAAGCGACACCTATACGAGATAGTGTCTCACGAACCTTTAAGAAGTCATCAGGTTCCTTTAATTTTACTTCTAGCATCCTGTCTGGTCGCCATTCAATTTCTTCCATTTTTTCCACCTTTAATCAAACTATCTTTAATAGTTTGTATTTGTTCATTATTAAGTACCGATAGAGCAACCTTTGCCTTCTCATTACTATAGCCATAATACTCTTTAATACAATCCAAATCATCTAACTTTTCTGCCTTAACCCAAGGGGCGAAGCGTTTCTTAGACCTAATAGTATTTAGTAAAAAATCATACTGTAGCTTTGCGTCAAGGTGGTGACGCATATTCATTTCATTAACGAACATAATGGTATCATGGAAAGGAGATAGACACCTATTGACAACATATGCTGGATACTTCTTTTCCCACATAGGGTCATCTGAGGCCATCAGATTTTCCTTAGTGTGATTGATTGAGTTGAGATAATGCTTTAGTTCATAACTCATTTGAACTGCACCTGTGACATAATCTCAATCATAAACGCTTGCATGTTTATGTCTTGATCTGCAACAAATGCTGATTTGTATTGATAGTCGGCAACTGCCATTACCATATGTGGAATAGTACTTGGTGCTACAACATCATACAGGGTATCGTAAATCTTACGAAATATTTGTGCAGGGTCGTTGTCTAGATTGTTTGCAATCCAAGTCCGAATACCTTTAAAGTCTTTCGCCTTGAGAAGTGGAATCAAGTCCTTCATATTCGATTCTAAGATGTTAACAAGTATACCACTGTCAATCATACCAGAAGCAGAATATCTTTGCAATTCATTTAGAACCCTACGCCAATCTGGAAAATGAGTCATCACCAGTTGTTGTACAACCTTAGGCTGATACTCAATGTTCTGTTCTGCAAGAATGTTTTGCACACGTTTGTAGAACTCTCCAGCAAGTTTAGGTTTGTCAGACTTGGGTATCTTAAATACCACACCAGAACACCGACTATGCAAAGGTTCGATAATTCGGTTCTTGAAGTTACAGGTAAGAATGAATCCACAGTTGTTGTGGAATTCCTCAATAAACCCACGCAATGCTGGTTGTGTAGATTGTGGATTGAGATAGTCTGCCTCATCAAGAATTACAAACTTACGATTACCATCCATAGAGA